TTAACTCACTACGAGTAACCATTCTTCGATGTGCAACGAATGGTGCATCTTCAATAGATCTAGCACGTTTAGATATTAAGAACTCTTCTGGTGGCACGTTTTCTACGACCACTTTACCTTTGTCTTCAAACTTTTTAACTTTTAAGTTTGTTACTTGTTCTTTTTGCATCATGCCAGCATATTCAACTTCACGCTCAATTACTTCTTGTGACACAATTTCCATATCACCAGACTCTAAAACCATAATGACTTCATCGTCTGATAGGTTTTCGTATTTCTCTACAGTGACATCAATCTTTTCGTCCCAGTATGCTTTTACTACACCAACTTTTTGTAGCAATGCATCTTTAAACCAGTTATGAAATATTTCAAAACCTTTGTTATCTTTATTGATAATGTGGTTAACGTATAAGGTTGCTTGCTCTGCTTTTTCTTCATCACCTTCATTGACTGGAGCAAACTCTACAAAGTCGTCAGATGCGGAAAATATTTTCATTAGTTGTGGTAATACACCGTCAACTGCTTCTGCAACCTCACCAGTAACAATTTGAGACTTACCTTCTACCTCGTTACCGTATGGTTCACGTAGATAGTATTCAAGTGCCTGTTGTCTTTCGTCAGTCGTCTCAGTTTCTAAGAAACCAATCGCATCATCAATTTCAGCATCCAGAATACTCTTTAATTTATTTTCATCTGCCATTTAAACGATCCATGTGTTATTAATATCTAATGGTTTATCCCAACCCTCAGTGCCTTCATCGATACCTACTGCTAAATATCTAAATGCATCTGATGCATGAGATGACCAATCATGTAACGGTTTGTCAAAAAAGACATCACGTTTCTCATTGTATTCACGTCTATAGTTGCGTAATGCATTGATCCCATCTCGTGTTTTAGGATCAAACCAACAACGTGGTAATAACCTACGAACTGACTGAATACCATCATCAATTGTAAGTTTTGGAACTACCTGTATTGTTAAACCAGCATCATCAAGCATTTCTTTTCTTGACCTGCCAGTGCCTAATTCTCTTACTTCAACATCATGCGGTAATAAGTGTGTGGCATTCTCATAACCACGATCTCTTATCCATGTCACATAATGTCCTAGACCTTCTCCATGATTTTCCATGTAGTCGATCAGTCTTACTTCTTTGTTTACTAACTGTGCTACCCAGATTGCTGTGCTATCACCAACACCTAAATCCCACGCAGTAAATGTTCTTGCTACATCATCGTATGGAATATCTACAAAACGATTCAGTAGTTCTAATTCGTTAATCTGTTTACCGTAATATGCACCTTCAACTGGAGCATGAAATGAACATTCAAACTCCTGCATATACTTTTCTTCACCCATCTCTCGAAGTGCTGACTCTAATTCAGACTTTTCTAATAGGTTTGTTTGACTTGCTTTAAACTCTAACAACCTCCAGTTATCGATACCTTGATCAGCACGATCACGTAAAGTTTTAAAGTGGTTAGTTCCTTTTGGTGTTCCAATAAACATACACCAACCTAGTCGATCTGCTAGTGCTGGTCTAATTACTTCACTAAATAATGCTGGAGATACGTCAGCGATCTCATCGATTACCACTCCGTCCAGATATATCCCACGTAAACTATCAGGATTATCAGCACCGTATAAACTAATTCTTCGTCCATCTAAAAAATCTACTCTTAATTCTGCAATGTTTGCTTTAGCGCCAAGTGGTCTTGTGTAATCAACAATATACTGCCACGCTACTCTCTTTGCCTGAGAATACGTAGGTGCTATATAACCAAATCTAGGGTTAGGTTTGTCGCACAATAGTGCTGAGTTAATCAATTGCATACACGCTGATACAGTTTTACCCATCCTACGATGAGCAACCACCACGCTAAACCGATGGTTCTTTACTGCATTATGTATTTCTTTTTGAGGTTCTCTAGGTCTATAACCTAGATCAGTTGTTTCCCAACCATCATCCTCTTCGATAAACTCTTCTTCTAATACTAGATCAGTCATTATCTATTCCAGTAATCACCTTGATGCCAATCGGTGCATCTCCATCACCAGAGATCTCAGTTGCTGAGAGATCAGGCAATGCTTTTCTCAACAGTATCTCGATTGCTTTCATTCGAGTTGGTTTCATTTCCTCGATAGTTCCAAAAGCGTGATCGTGTAATACGTTAATCAGTTGTGATACTTGGATCTTTGTTCTAACTTCTTCTTGATGTTTTTTTCTTAATCGTTCTGCCATGTGTAACTCCAAAATGGGTCATTACTTTTTCCTATTATATTGATGTTTTTCTCGTTTGAGTTGGTTCATTCGTTCTTGACGTGTTTCATTAGTCATGTAAAACCACTGCTCAATATCGGAGAAAGTTCTAAAACAAGACGTGCATCTTATTTCGTCTTCTGCTTTTTGCATACGGCATACACCGTTACATGGTGTTAACTCTTCCATGTATTATTTTTTCTTTTTAGTTTTCTTTTTAAATCCAGACTTCATATTGGCATATGCTTCTTTAGATATAGTGGAGTTCTTCTTGCTACGACTAATGCCTTTTTTCTTACGAGCATTAATGTTTGCATACAATCCACGTCTTGCCATTATCTTTCCTTTTATTTTATAAAATCATCAAAGATACTTATTACCTTGCTATCGAACTGACCAGATTTTTTTAATCGATCAATTCTTTTTGCTCTAGCAGGATCAATAAATAATCCTACGTTTTTATGTCCAGTGTGAATAATATTCTGTGCTTCATCTGGTGTAACTTTATTACTATAAACTTTATTAGGATCGATAGAGTAATCTACTTTACCTCTCATAATGTCATTAATCATGTCATCACCAGCAACTTCAATCAATGGTGCATTCATATCTAAAGTAAATCTATTTTCAGTAGCACCAGTGTTAGCAACTTTATAAGTTCTATGATTGTCTCCCATGTCTTTTCTAAACATTGCGTAGACTTCATCTAAAACTTTGTTTTGTTCTGGTGATCTTGCTTTTCTTGCTTCTTTAGACTGACTTAGGTCAGTGATCTTAGCATCGTTTAACATATCATCAGCACGTTGTAGTAATGCAGTATCCATCTCTACCAACGTATCACCAATCATGTTTTTACCAACACCAACTAAACGATCAGATCGAACTGCGTTGTAAAGATCTTCTGCGTTGTAACCAAGATTCTCTTGTGCAGATTTAGTTCTTAATCTTTCCATTGCAAGTTTACGCAAGTTACCATGATTTAATATCTCGGTAGTTCCTGCTGGTGTATTTAATCCAGAGAACTCAGGATAGATCTGTCTTATTTCATTATTAACTTTTGCAATTGCTTCTGGTTTTGCTTTAGCAAGTATTGGCATTAAGTTCTCAAATGGCATTGTAGAGAATGACTCACTATAACTACCCATCGTTGATGGAGTAAACATCATTCGACCAGTTCCACCTTGTGCTTTGTTTTCTCTAAACGCTTGGATCATTCTTCTGGTATCAACATCTACTTGCTCACGACCAGAACCGTAATACTTACCCTGTTTAATATTCTTTTTACTACGTGCAAAGTCAAAACCACCTTCAGTTGTTGGAGGTTGTTGCTCAAAGAACTCATCAGAGATTGATGTAATCTTGTCACCTCGACTAGTTGCATCACTAGGTTTGGTTATAATTGTTGATCCTTCTAACTCTTTACCTGTAATATTTTTAGGTGTTACTAAGTCACCTACATATTCTTTTGTGTATCGAGTTCCAACTCTAGGATCTGGTTTCTTTGGTGTAGATCTAATATAACTGTCTGACTTTACTGGATTAAACATACCAGTATCTGCTGAAGACCAACCATAATTAATAGGAACATCCATTTGCATATTTTGGTTTGGGTTATTTAATTCCATTTGCCTGTTAAATCTATAAGGATATATTTGCCTTCTTTCATCAGCAGACAAATCTCTTCTTTTGCCAACAGTCCTTGCTTCTATTTCTCCAGATTTAGTCCAATATGGATTAGGCAGTTTGGTGTAAAAATCACCTTTTGCTTGGTCTGTAAACTTATCATAAATATCATCAACAATAGATGTAACTTTATCTGTATTTTCTCCATACATTCCCATTGTTGCTTTTGATTTAACTTCTTTTACACGTTTTAAAACATCTCCATAAGATAGTGTGCTGTTAGCACCAATATCAAAACCTTCTATGTTTTGAACTTTATGCTGTAACTCATGTAAAACAATATCTTTAGGATCAACTGACTTTAAAGTATTTGTGTTTATGTAAACTGTGTTAGTTGTATGATCAAAAAATCCACCAGTTTTTCTTTCGCCAATCATTGGCAATGAAGTAATCTTGGTTTCAGCATTTAACTGTGGATATGCTTCGTATAAATCTTTGTAATAAAATGCATCTTTTAAAGGAATTGCATTTTGATCAGCAAGTCCTTTTAACATTCTCATGTTAACGTGGTTTTTATATTGTTCTTTTGGAACTTTCTTTAAATCAAAAGGTAACAATGATCTATCATCGTAACCCATTTTATATGCTTTATATCTTGCCATTTGGTCATCATTAAACTTAGGAATTTTATCCATGTCTAAAAATGATTGACTGTCGTCTAACTCTTGCCTTAGTTTTTTATCAAAAGGTTGTCTTCCAGTTCCTGTTTGTTGCCATGCTTGAGTTTTTGTATAAGGTGCTTCTGGATTGCTCGAAGATTGGAAACCTTCTTTTTCCATTTCCAAAAATCTATCAACATCTCCACCACGTTTATTCCATAATGCAGATTTTTCTCCCATCATGATCTCTGGTTGTAAATCAACACCAGTAAATCTTTGGTTTAATCTGTTTACTGCATTAGGAACGTTTGCATAAATGTCTTTAGCAAATGGTGATGTTAATGCTTTACCTGTTAACTTAACTGCACCTCTTGCTGGAAAGAATGCATCAGCACCAAGCAATCCAAGATCAAGAAAGTCTTCTGGGTTTGGTGGTCTGTATTGACTAATGTCTAATAATGCTCTGTCTGCATTGCCTACTAAGAAATCACCAACATTAATATTAGTTGATGGTAAGTTTCTATAATACTTTGGAGTTTCTACAACATTAGATCCACTAGGTGAAACTGATGTAATTTCATTTAGTGAATTCTTTACTTTCGATACGATTGGTTCTAACAATCCAGCAACGTTTGCAACACCTTCTGGACGTATTTGATTACGAAACCGTAAGATATTTGCATTTGCTATCGTAGGTCTCATAACTTATTGATTTTCCTAATTAAAAGTGAACTGACTCTATCGCTTGTAAAACTGTAAATAATCTAATATTCCACCGATATTGTAGTTATCTGGATTAACTTGTTCTAATGCTTCTTTTTGTTGATTTTGATAATCTTGCCATAAATAGTTATATGTATCTCTGTCTATTGGATTACCAGCAGGATCAATATAAAACTGACCACTAGGGTCTAAATCAAATCCATATGGGTTAGACTCAAAAGCATCTGCGCCAGATCCTGATGATCGACCTTGTAGCATTTCAAGATCTCTATTTGATGGATTTAACCCTACTGAACTATCTAAAACATTTTTGCCACCAAAATTGGAATTCTTTGAATCCATCATCATCTTATATGCTGACTTACCAAACTCAGATAAGATCTTATTCGAGTCGGCAGTGCCATAACCTTGTTGTTGACCATACATTTGAATTGGTAGTAGTAACATATTATTTCTTCTTTTTCTTTTTCTTATCGGTTGCTGGACGATTAACCTTTAACTTCTTTTTAAAGTATTTAATCATCGAGTCTACATTGTGTTCTGTGATTGCCATTACTTACCCTTTTTGCCGTAACCTTTACGACCTTTACTTTTGCATTTACCTGCCATGATAAGTTCCTTTATAAAATAAAAAAGGCAAAGTCGTTAAACCTTGCCTTTGAGGGAGGAGATCATTGATCGAATTATAATTCTATCAAAGAGTAGAAAAATTGGACGCAACTTTCCTACCCACTAATTATATCAATTTAAAAACCGTTTGATTACTATATAACGTTTTTTTCTTCAAGTTTTTTTAATATATTTGTATACGCTAAAGTTAACTTTAATTCGTAATAAAAGGGTTTAGGTTGCTGTTTAAATAACCGATAAAATATTGCTTCACGCTCACCTCTATCCAGATCGTTAATAATCGAGTTCATGATCTCACAGTTCTTTTCGTCTACAGCATCACACATCTCATCAAACGCTTCAGAGTTAACAGATCCACCACTAGAAAACATCAACGACTTCTTTGGATAACCCAGTTGGTCGTTGTCACGTCTCATCCATTTAATCCAATCATCTAATATGCATAGCATTCGATCATAGGTAATCATATAACCTTCCTCTCTCTTGGTGCTTCTACAGGATCTAGATACACCTTCTGGTTAAGATAAGTAGATGGATGCTCGATATATCCATCCTTCCATTTCTTACAGTTCTTATAAACATTTAAATGCTTCATAACCACATCAAGTTTATTATCCAGTTGTTGCTTCTTCCAGATCTTCCAGCAATATTCTTTTTTTACTTTGTTTGGATATGACTTCCAGAACTCTTCAAAGTTATCTGAGTATTCGACCAATATATTATTATGGGTATTGGGTAATGGGTTATGGGTAATGGGTAGCATACCATTCGCATTGCGTTCGGATTGCGTTCGCATAGAACCCTTATTCCACCTTGCTTCTGCACTCTTCCTTGCTGACTCAGATTTACGATAAACTGCCTGTAGTTCTTCATCGATCCTATAGTGATGCCACTCATCCTCGATCTTAGTAAAAAATAAACTAAGCAACAAACTAATTTCTTTTTCAGTCGCTTGGACTTTCATTGCCAGTAATGGAATATCATCTGGCAGTGGTTTTTCTTGGTCGTAATATAACCACATCAATTCGAGATATTGTGATCTCGCTTTGTGGTCTAGAAAACTGGTGTCCTTTTTAAAGTCACCAATATGGTGTTGATAGAATTGCATTTGATCTCCTAAAATAATGCTTCACCAACCTTATCCAGTAAGTTCTGGAATGTCGGTGGTTTTATTTTTACCAGTCTGGTGTTTGGTCTACAGGTCATAAACTGAACTGCGTTATCTTTATCATAGAATCTAAATAATAGATCTCCATCCTCCCAGACCTCATACTTAAATAGCATCGATCTTCTCTTTGATCTGATACTGCCTTAGTGCTGGTATAGCACCTCCCTTACTGCGCCAAAGACTGACTGCCTGCTGAGATATGCCAAGCGTATCAGCAACCTCGTAGTCGTTCTTTAGATTCAGTTTTTTCTTCACGTCATCTAACGTCATAACTCCTCCATAAAATTACACATTCTGACATCATATCAAAAACAAGTTAAATTGTGCAAGATAAAAATAAATAAAAATAATTAACAAGTTTGCTTGTATTTTATAAAAAAGAGAGTATAGTTCTATATATGGATGTTGTAGTTAGATCCTAATGTTGGTTCAAGTGTCAACTAAAAATCACTTGAGGGACTCAAAGACCCTGCGAAGGCGAGACGGAAACCCAAACACCAACCAGACTGGGAACATGGACAAGGTCTGGACACAGTTTTTTTTAATATAAATTTGAGGAGATTATTATGAAAGCAACACACTTTGGAGAATGCCAAATTTGTGGCAGAAAAATGAAAGCACCACATGGTAAATTATCTAATCATGGGTATCAAATTCACAATGGTTATTTTCATGGGTCATGTCATGGTTCACATGAGTTACCTTTTGAAAAAGATAGATCAGTTCTTGGTAATGTTATTAAAGACTTTTCAAAATTTATCGATAACAAACAACAATATATGCAAGACGTAGCAAGTGGCAAACAAAAATACAAAGTTCCAGTTCATGTTCAAGTAGGTTACAGTAGTCCTAAAAAAATGTGGGTTGATTTTGTATCAGTTAGAAATGAACCTTACGCTTGGGACGAAGATAAAACTTTTGAAGTTTTTTTAATCGACCCAAAAGAAATACAAGGTGAACTTTGGAGATTCAACAGGAAGTATAGTTTAAATGACGATGGACTTATTCAGTGGGTAAATGACGAGGATGATTACTATACTGGACAAGAAAGATACCGACTAAAGTTAAGTTATGAAATCAACAACTACATAAATTTGTTGACTGAGTTACGTAACAGATACAATAGTTGGGAAATTAAAGAGTTAGACCCTGTTGCTTAGGGTCTAACATTAACTTGAGGAGATTAAGTATGGCAACAAAACTAACTAAACCAGTTACACGAGAGACTGACGTAACTGTTTTTGATCGAGGTAACAGAGAAATCATCGTAACTTTACAAGGTGATTGCATTGTGTTTAAATTAAAAGGTCTGCGATCCACATACGAGTTGGAGTTGGGGGAAGCGTTCTGGATTGCATTTAAAAAACGTAGTAAGTTATAAGGAGATCATTATGAAAACAAACTACATTCTAAAGAAGAGTGGAGAAGTCACTCAAACAATTAAAAATACTGAGGGTCGTGTAGCAATGCACGACCTCATCAAATACATACTATCATCTGCGGTTCACTGCCCAGATCTGCTTAAAGGTCTCACAGTTTATAAGCAAGAGGTTGATTCCAACGGTGAAGAAGTTTGGTGCGAACCATTTATGCAGTTTAGTTCACCAGATATTATTCAGTTCTTAAAAGTATTTAAGGACTTTAACAAATCACCATCGCCACAGGAGATAATTTATGACAATCAATACCCTAAAGCGATTTAACGAACTTTACAAAGTTTACGATAGCAATCATAATCTAACAGGTTATATGTGTTGGATTAATGGTTACAAATTTATTAACAAGGTTGACTGGGACACACTCCCAGTTGACCAACTTTATTCAAAATATAAGGGAGAAGATAATGGATAGAGATAGTTGGTTACAAGATTACGATCAATACTTAGATGAGCAACATCAGTTGCAAGATCAACAAGAGCGTGAGCAATATGAAGCAGAGCAAGCGATAGAAAAACATAAGATGGAGAAGCACAATGGCAGATGATATGAAAAGTAAATTAATTAAAGATATGCTAAAGCGTTTTGAGTTTGATTGGAAAGATGCACTTTGGCAACATAAACAAAGTGGTGAATGGTTAATGAAACACCGATACGTAGAAATTGTTGGTGCTAAGTTAGGTGTTCAATATTCTTTTCAGGTAGTCGAGTGTGACTCAGACAAAGGCAACATGGTTGTGATCTGCACTGCTAAGAGTGATGACAAAACTGTTCAAACATTTGGTGAAGCAAATATTAAGAACAATAAAACCAGTTACCCTATGGCAATGGCAGAAAAGCGTGCTTACGACCGAGCAGTTCTAAAAGTCGTAGGTTTACATGGGTTTATCTATTCAGAGACTGAGTTCGATGATTGAGATTAATGACCTATTAAACAGACTACAAAAGGTTCGGAAGATTGGAACAGATGAGTGGGTAGCAAGTTCGCCCACTCGATCTGATCGAACACCAAGTTTATTTATTAAATACGATACAAATGGAAATATCTTATTGCATGACTTTGGTGGATCTTCTGTTGATGAAATCTGTAATGCTATTGGTATTGAATTATCTGATCTCTTTCCAGATGATGGTAAGGAATATAAACCACAACGATTTAATGCACACAATGTTTTGACTGCAATGAGACAAGAGGTTTTACTGGTTGCACTTTGTGCTGTAGATATTGTTGCTGGACGACCTATAACGGAAGAAGATAAAGATCGAGTGCTATTAGCATCACAACGTTTAAAAGAGGTATATGAGTTATGTCTAGGTTAGAAAAAGGTGCTAAGGCACTGGATGATAATCGCTTAAAAAGATTAATCATTCAAGATTCTGATTTTGACAATTACTTAAACGAGAGGGACGGAGACGAACACATTGAACTTAAATCACCAGATTATTTTATTGATGATGTCTTAGATTACTTTGCTAATGGCGGAGCATTGCAAGGTGATAAGGTTGGATTCGAGAAGATCGATAATAGGTTTCGACTTGGTGAAGGTCAGGTAACTATCTGGCAGGGTATCAATGGTCATGGTAAAAGTCTTTTACTTGGGC